GCTGGATCCAAGTAACCTTTCGGCAGGCAACAAGGTTACTGCTGGTCTGCTAGCTACTGGTAACAACTTCCTGCCCCTTGCTGGTGCTCGTCGCGCCCTGGCTAACTCTCTGGATCCATACATCAAGGAAGTCAATAACGAGCTTGAGCGTGCCCTCGCTAATGCTACGCCAGGCTTCAAGAACTTCATGCCTAACCGCACCGACATCTTTACTGGTGAACCCATCCAAGCAGTGGGTGGTGGCATCTGGAATGCTGTGATGCCCTTCCGTATTCGGGATGCTGGCGAAGATCCAGTCCAGGATGCTCTGGTTGCTATGGAGTACGAATACAATCAAGTCACTAAAGGTGGTCCTCAGGGTGAACCCCTTACTGCTCAAGAGCAGGCTACCCTGAGCCGGTACATCTACGAGACTGGTGTGTATGATAGGTTGAAAGATCTTGTCCAGCAGGACTGGTTCCGTGAGTCGGTGGTGGCCTATGCCAACCGTGCCGGTGAATTGGACAAGCGTGACACCCGTCATTACATTGCGGTGGACAAGCTACTTTCACGAGCCAAACGCGCAGCCTTCACCCGTATGCGCCACGAGGACGATGACTTTGCTAACCGCATCCAGGCTCGTTCTGCTGCTGCTGTATCCGCACGTCGTGGAGACATCACCGGCGCTGTTCAGCGTCTTCAACAAATGCCTAAGTAACAATGGCAACAACCGAAAATCTCTACACTGGGGACGGGCTAACCGTCCTTTATTCCTTCACATTCCCATATCTAGATGAGGCAGACATCAAGGTAAGTCTTGATGATGTCGATACAACTGCATATACCCTTGCCAATGCTACTACTGTTGAGTTCAACAGTGCCCCCACCAACGGAACGGCAATCCGTATCTATCGTCAAACAGCTGACGAACAGCTGGCAACTACATTCTTTCCGGGTTCACCGATCCGAGCTGCGGATGTAAATGCCAACTTTGATCAAGTGCTTTACATTACCCAGGAAAGCACAACTACAGCAGGCAATGCAGCTACTGATGCTGCCAATGCTGTGGCAGCAGCTGCTGGAGCTACAGCGGCTGCTGGCTCTGCCGCTGCTTCAGCTGCTCTGGCCGCTGCTGATGCTGCTACTGCCGCCAGTGAAGCAGCTGCGGCAGTGGTATCTGCAAATGCGGCGGCGGCAGATGCTGCTGCTGCATCTACATCTGCAACCAGCGCCATTGCTGCTGCGAATGCCGCCAACACTGCGGCAGCCACAGCCATCAGTGCAGCTACTGATGCTGCTATTGACGCTGCTGATGCCATCAGCACGGCCAACAGTGCCACAACCACAGCCAATAACGCTGTCACCACAGCCAATAACGCTGTCACGAGCGCAAACAGTGCTGTAACTGTTGCCAACACAGCCGCGAATGATGCGTCCACTGCTGTCTCTGCGGCTGCCTCTGCTACGGCAACAGCCAACAGTGCTAATGCGACAGCCGCCACTGCATCGACTAATGCGACGACGGCAATCAACACTGCTAACAGTGCCACCACGGCTGCCAATGCTGCCACCACGACTGCCAACACGGCAATCACCACGGCAAATAACGCCACCACCACCGCCAATAATGCCAATTCGACGGCGAACGCGGCAGCTGCTAATGCCGCTACTGCCATCAGTACGGCAAACAGTGCTGTTACGACGGCCAACACGGCATCTTCTAATGCGAGTGCGGCACTTACAGCAGCCAACAACGCCACAACAACGGCAAATGCTGCGTCTGCTACAGCAACAACAGCTGCCACTAATGCTGCCGCTGCTGTCAGTACTGCAAACACTGCTAGTGCAAATGCCAGTTCGGCTCTGACCGCAGCCAACAATGCTGTCACGACCGCAAACAGTGCCAGCACAACTGCTAATGATGCCGCTGCTGATGCTGCTAGCGCACTGAGTCTCGTTGCTAGTGCTGTTTCCTATCCTCCTGTTGCCGACGTTGCTTCGATTCCTGGATCACCCACTAACGGTGATCTGATTGAAGTTGGTGACTCTACGGGTATTGAATCCTTCACACCACTGGCAGGCCTACCTGGTGGTTTTGTTGGTGAATCAGGAATCAGTGTTCGTCTGCGGTACGATAATCCTCCTGGTACTTGGACTTGGATTGACTATCGAGTCAAAGATCCAGACTCACGGTATCTTGTCTCTGGACAGGTTGTCAACGCAGACATCAGCCCCAGTGCAGCCATTGTTGATACAAAGCTTGCAACCATCAGTACAGCAGGTAAAGTAAGCAACAGTGCTACCACCGCTACATCTGCCAATACTGCCAGTGCCATCATTGCACGAGATGGTAGTGGAAACTTCAACGCTGGTACAGCAAACCTGACGAAGGTAGACCTTACTGGCCATTACGTCAGTAACATTGTTGCCGTTGGTGCTCTGAACATTGATTGTAGCACTGGCAATTACTTCACCAAGACGATCAATGGTAACTCAACGTTCACCGTATCTAACGTTCCATCGTCGAGGGCATTCGCCTTTACCTTGGAGCTGACGCACACCAGTGGCACGGTGACGTGGTTCAGTGGCGTCCAGTGGCCTGGAGGCACAGCCCCAACGCTGACAACAGGTAAGACTCACCTCTTCACGTTTGTGACGGATGATGGTGGCACTCGCTGGCGTGGATCCAGCCAAATCAATTACACGACCTGATTATGGATCCCATCAGTCAACAATTACTTGGCAGAGCAGGAGCAGGAGTGCCACCTGCTACTCCTATTACCTATGTCGGGTATACCTATAGCACTACCGCAAGTAGTACTTCTCATGTGCTCAATTTCCCAGCTGCGGCTGCTGCTGATGACTTAATTATTGTTCACATAAACGTTAGTGGCACCAACACTCGAACTTTTACGGCACCGGCTGGCTGGACAACGCTTTATGCAGGAACAACGGCAGGAGTCTGTTTGCACGCCTTTTACAAGGTGGCTGACGGTAGTGAGGGCAGCTCAGTTACACTGACTTCTAATAGCAGCGTTCAAAGTTATGGTGTAGCCTACATCTTCAAAAATGCAAAGCTTGCTGGGTATGATGGGAAGGCATTGGCGGCAAATAGCGGTGTAGCTAACTTCAGCGTACCCGTTACCAATAACGGCTCTTTCGGTATCTTCTCTTTCAGACCGAGAAATGGCGTCAATGATACTAATACGCTCGGAACCAAAATCATCGACGTCGACTTTTCCCTTACAACGTTCACCGACCAGAATGTATCGGCTCCAGCTGTCACAAATACCCTCACCCAGAACGCTTCAGGAGCCATTGAGGCAATCCTAATCGCTGTTGAACCAAAGGATGCAATACCAACCATCACCTACAATGGCAATTCAGTCGACACAACCGACAGCAACAATTACACCTTAAGTGGTGTCAGTATCGGCACTGCTGCCTACGACCGCCTTGTTGTTGTACTTGTTCAGGTCAGTGGCGGCTCAAGCACTTTTAGTATCAACAGCGTCAACATAGGAGGAGTAGCTGCAACAGCACATGCCAGTGCTGGAGGAACCAACCAGTTTGCCGCTATTGGTGTTTACTCCAGGATTGTGCCAACGGGCACAACGGCCTCCATTGACGTTACCACAAGTGCTACTGCTGGTAGATGTATGGTTGCAAGTTATTCGTTGTATGACCTAGAGAGTTTCACTGCCGAAGACGCAAATGCCGTCTATCCTGGCACGTCTCCGTATGACGATATACTGACTGGTCTGAGCAGCGATGCCTGTGTTGCTACACTAATCGGCTCAGACGGCACCAGTGTTTCCGTGTCTGAAGCAACAACAGATCTAAGCAACCTCAGTCTTGAGTCTGGTGCGAGGGTTGCCACTGCTGCTAGTACAACTACAACGGCAGCAGGGGACAAGACATTGACATACACAATGAGCAGCGCAACCTACCGCACTGCCACTTCTGTCGCCTTCCGGTAAGCTTATGTTATGAACTACATCCATACTGGTACAAACGAGTACCCCATCACGGAAAAGCAGATCAGGTCTCGTCATCCTGATACCAGCTTTCCTAAGCCTTTTGAGCCCCTGCCTGAGTATGCACAGGTGCTTGCCGGTGAGCGGCCCAATCATGACCACACCCAGCGTGCGGTAGAGGGCACACCTGTCCTTGTGGACGGTAGTTACGTTCAACAGTGGCAACTGGAACCTCTCAGTCAAGAAGAGCTTGAAGCTTTGACGACTGAAAGGGCTTATCTTGAGCGACAGGAACGCAACAGGCGGCTTGCTGCTTGTGATTGGACGCAGTTAAGCGACGCTCCAATTCAAGACGCAGCTGCCTGGGCTACCTACCGACAAGATTTGCGTGACATCACTGATCAGCCAGGCTTCCCCTGGGAAATCACCTGGCCCACAGCCCCCTGACTAATACCTCCACAGTAAAGACCATGATTGAAATTCTTGGCATCAAACTGACTTACGAAACCATTGCTTTCATTATTGCCTTTGTGGCATCTGAAGCCATTGGTGCTAGCAAACTCAAGTCCAATAGCGTCGTCCAGCTGCTGCTGGGTGTTATTGAAACACTCAAGCCTGTGCGTAAAGAGGACGACAAGATCGCTGCCATCCGTGACATCCTGAACCGCTGATCATGAGCAACTACATCCGTATGGAGGATGTGGTGAAGCACTACAAGGGGCTGCCTAATCAACAGGCGGCCCTGGCCGAGCTTCAAACCATCCTGGACTCACTCAACATTTCGCATCCTGAGCAGAAATGGGTACGTCTGTGGCGGACGCCTGTGAGGCCCGAACCTGCTGCTAAGAAGGCGTTCACCAACAGCTGGGAAGGCATCGAGGCTGCTGCGGCAGCTGCTGGTGCTAAGTTCCCTGAGCTGGTTGCCGCTCAGTGGGCGCTGGAAAGTGCCTATGGCAAGCACCTCTCTGGTAAGAATAACTACTTCGGTATCAAAGGGACCGGCACTGTTAAGACTACCTGGGAAGACTACGGCTACGGGCCTGTCACCATCAAGGCAAGCTTCAAGGACTTTGCCACACCGTATGACTGTGTGAATGAACTGGTCAACAAGTGGTATAAGGACTACAAGGGTTATCGTGGTGTGAACCGCGCTACGACCCGTGAAGAGGCTGCTAGGCTGCTCAAGGCTGAGGGTTATGCAACTGACCCCCAGTACAGTGAGAAGCTCATCCGTATCATGATGCAGCATGACTAATGGCACGGGCTGACGAAGACCAATTCAATAAACTACATCAACTGGTCACGGAAGAACTGACAAATCGCCTTAAGATGGGCGAAGAATGTTCAACGCAAGACCTTAAGGCAGCCATTGATTGGCTCCACAAAAACAACATCACTGGCGTTGCGACGAGCGGATCACCTCTTGCTGCCCTGCTCCAGGCTTTGCCGGACGTGGATGAAGAGGTGGTAGATCATGTCACGCGATAACTGGCAGAATCTTATTGGTACAGCGATGCTTGGCCTGTTTGGCTGGCACTTGTTGACCCTTCATAACATCTCCAAGTCGGTTGAGGTGCTCGTCCATCAGATGGCAGACAGTAACATCCGCATTAACCGGCTTGAAAATCGCGTCTATTACCTTACTCCTGAGGAAGATGAGCGCCGGAAAAAGTAAGTCCGCTAAGTATTACGCTAAGAACCCCAAGGCAGCCGCTAAAAAGGCTGCTTACCAGCGTAAGTACAACAAAAAACCTGCTGTGAAGCAGGCATCTGAGGAACGTTGGACCGAAAGGCGCCGTCGTGGCATCGCTGGCAAGGGTGGAAAAGACCTGAGCCACACCACAGGCGGCAAAATGGTTCTAGAATCACCGAAAAAGAACCGTGCCCGCAATGGACACGGCAATAATGGTCGCCTAAAGTCCAAGAAGTAACCCACCGCAGCGCATCATGCCGCTCAAAGCCCCTTCTGACTACCTCTACAACCTACACGCCATGACTTCTTCTCAGGCTCGACGGATGTGGCGTGAAGCCATCAAGGAACATTGGCAGTGTCAGTGTGCCTATTGTGGATCAACGGAAAACTTGACCCTTGATCATGTCAAAC